GGGCTATGCTGGTGACGGGAAAGCCACGCCACCTGCGACGGCTGCAAGGTTACGCCGTTGCTGGTCAAAAATTTTAATTCTACAAAATGAAACGTGCCTTGTTCGTCGCACAAAAGAACATCCGGAATACCCGCACCGATAGAATTTTCAATCCTCGTCAGAAGAAATTTCCGCGTCGATCGTTGCGTCGCTTCTTTCATTTGCTTGTAAAAGCCTGCCTCGCGTTTTACCGCGATTACCGGTGTTCTCTTTTTCTTCAGGGGTGATGTTGATGGTGACTGGGGCATAACTTTGTTTTATTTCCTCTAACGCTTTCAGAACGTCGTCTTTGCTCATACTGTCGATGCTGCCATGACGGATTTCTGATTTGTTGACGTAAATGTCGCCCTGCGCTTGACCGCGACGATACTCAGCCTGCACGGCTGCGCTATACGCGCCGTTCTGCAAAGCTATATCACGGATGGTCTGGAGGTCACGCAAATGGCGTTGGTAGGTTACCCCATACTTTTCATCTAATTCCCGCCGGTAGGATTGGATCGCCGCCACGACGTGCGGAGAAATATGCTGGTTGGTAAGCTCATAAGCCCGTGTGTGCGCGGAAGATGCCGAATAGCCAGCATTGATGGCGGCCTCCCGCAGGGTTATCTGGCCGTCTTTACTTACAAGCTCTTTTACAAAGAGTTCTTGTTTGCGTGTCAGGGGCTGCTCAACGGTTGCTGGTGGCCTGCCCCGCGTTTCACGGGGCTTTCCTGTTACTTTACTCGCTGCTTTACTTGCCATAAGGATTTCACCGTTAAAAAGGTCAACTCCCATAGTTTATACAGGATATACCTATATAGGGTCAAAAATATTTTTTATAAAAACCGCGCTCAAATCACACTAAGGCCGATTTGGCATTTAACTAAAAGGTAACACCTCTGATTTCATAGTGTTACCTCTATAGTGTTACCTTTTTTTCTTTGTATTATATATGTTTAACACCAAAGGTAACGCAGTAACACCGGTAACACCTATTTTAAAAACTTTTTTCGCGTTCTCTTTTTCTGACGTATATAGTAGAAACGCGAATTAACGTAACCACGGACATTTTCCCGCCCGCCAATCTTCGATAAATTCGCTCAAAGCAAAAGCCCTCCGCACCGACACATCGAACCGTGAGCCGCGATCCGCGGAGTTTGCTAGGTTATATACCCACGCGGAAGACACCCCGACATTATAGTGTTCTGTAATGGTATCGGCGATATCTTTTGCTTTATTGTTTTTTAGTGCGTCTTGGGTTCCGCACCGTATTTTAGATAAGAGTTGTTCGGCGTTCATGTTTCACCTTCCTTTCTAATATTATTATAATAGAAAACGGGGAAGTAACAAGCCTTTTGAGGAAGAGTAACCGTTCTGTGGTTTCGGCACAAAAAGGGGCAGCCCGAAAGCTGCCCCGTGAGCCGCGGTCACTCAACCTTTTGAGCTAACCCTTTGAAGGTAAACTCTTTTCCAACATTTTCAAACCACCCCTTCTTCAGGACGACTTGAAATTCTTGGCTACTACCGAACATTTTTCGGTGGTAGTTCAAGGCTGCTTGAGCACGGACGTAACCCAGATCGAACGTGTTGTCGGTTCCGACATCTAGTCGGCTGCCGTTACATTCCTCGATCAGGATCGAGGCAAAGCTGACGCAATCGCCCCAGTCTTTGGTTTTATGTAACCGGCTTTGAACCGCCCAAACGGACGCGTGGTTAGTTGTATCTGACATAGATACCTCCCGTAGTAATTAACAGTTTCAAAAAGCGCACCCCGCCCATCGGGGTGAGACAATCATTTCTGATTGTTCTTATACTATAACATATAATCCCATACTTGTCAAGCATAAAATTTTAGGAATTTTAAACTTCCATTGAGTTGGCTAAAGCTTTTTTAATGTTTTCTACTATTCTAAACTCTCTAGCAATGTCGGGATGCATCCTTCCGCTATATCCATAGCTGTCGGACTCATCTAACCCAAGCTCGTACTCTGTAAGAATACAGGATTGTAACAGGGAGATTTGCTTATCAGTCAGCACGACTATATGTTTCTTGGACATTTTTGTTTCCCGTTCTGTAAGTGATACCTATCTGTACCACACGATTTTTGAAACCGGACATCACGGGACTAAAAAAGTTTTTTTATTTTTTCCACACTTCCCACAAAAGAAAGGCCAGCAGGGCGAACCCGCTGACCAGATAGGTGGTTATGAAGATGTCTTCAGAGGACATCGCTAAAGCCTTTTTTGTTGGGCTCGACGATCTCCATTGCCCATTCCGTAGTCTGCTTGACGAAACATTCGTTAGGCAGCTTTTGTGCGGCCTTGTGTATCGAACGGACAGCGGACTCTAGCTGGGCTAGTTTGATTGACGTTCCTTGTTCGATTGCGGCTTCGACGTTATCAAGAGACATTTTTTTCAGCCTCCCCGTACTCAATGCACTCGTAACAAGCGGTCGGTTCATCGAACATTTCGGTCAGGGCTTCGCACTCTTCGCAGCCTTCGACAGGTTTAAAATCTGGGGACATATCGCATTCCTTTCCTTTGCAGATTTTTAACAGCCATATATTCGCGGTACTTGGCGTCTATTGCGTCCTGATCTGCTTGGTCGAAACACATATCGCCAAATTCGCGCATCAATCTGCGGACTTCTTCATCCACACATAAAAGTCTATTATCAGTTTGCATCGTTGTCACCATCAACCTCCCAAACATTTTCTAATGTCCAGTCGTGACCCTGATCTACTTGAACCCAAGCAACAGTACTACCGGTCCATACGCCGGTGTCGGCGGCTATATCCCAAGCTGTATCCTCATCAGGTGCTTCAACAATAGCTTCGTAGCCCACATCCATCGTGGCGGTTACCTTAAACTTCGCCATGAATTGCTTCCTCCCACGTCCGCAGACCATGTGCATGGTCTTCCAGAAAATACGCAATTTCTTCTGCGTTGCTGTCGTCTAAGGTTCCATCCCTGAAACACTTAGCCCAATGCTCAAGGCTGTCGATAAGGCTAGAAGAACCGTGAGCCGCGGTCTTTGTTGCTTTGCCTACGATATACGCAGCGCGGAGCTCGTTCTCTATTACCTTAAAGTCATCCAGATACATGGTGACGGCGGGGTTAGCGTCCTGATGCGTGATCAGGTCGTCGTAGTCAACACCAGCGCATTTAGCGATATATCTAGTGCGTTCGTTAGCGTCGAATAACATATCAATCTCCTTTAACACCATTGATATTCGTAGTCGTAATTATATTCGGCATCCAATGAGTGCCACGCCAGTTCATAAGCATGATCCCAGTTTGTGTGGTAGCCGGTGGCTACGTCATCATCGGCAATACATTTTGCCCAATGATCAAGACTAGGCTCGTGGTCAAGTGGTAATTCTTCCATAACAATCTCCCGTAGCTATATGTATACGATTTATCCCATATACTATATAAATAAAAAGCTGTCAATGGCGAACATTGTCCTCGTCTTCCACTGCCATAGCTGCCGCGGCAGCGGCGTGGTGCATAGCAGAGGAAATCATACCAAGGGTAGTGCTTTGGTCTTCGCTGGACAGTATGAGGCGGAATAGCAACGCGGTCAGCGCACCGCCCATCGCGGCTCCGGCTTGGATGTCGCTATTCTCGAAATCGTCTAGTAGTTCATTCATCATGTCGCTTGCTAGGTCGAAATCCTTTTCCAGATTGCTGCTCATCCGCGTTGTATCCTTTTCCACGCCGCTTGGATTTCGGCTGATTTGTCTACCGCTTCACGGCTATATTGGCCTTCGGCCGCGATCCGTGATGCGTGAAGCGAGACGGCTGTATTTACGAGCGCGACGGCTGTTTGCCAGTCCATGCCCCGCGCCTTATCCAAAATTATATCTGATTTATTCATTGTTGTCTCCTTTTTAGCCATTCTTCTCTGCCGCCCTTCCCGTAGAACTCTTCAGGCATTTTGTTGTTTTTAGCTAGGTTTTCCCACGCGGGAATAACCTGCAAGTTCCACGGAACGTGAAGCCCGCAAATTGTGTCGCCTTGCAGGGGATAGTAATGATCCACATGGTGCTCCACACCGGTAAGTTTAGATAGTTTTTCTCGTTCTTTGTAAAAACGATAAAAATCTTTATTTCTTAAACCTTTTAAAATGGTTCGTGCTTTGGCAGCCCAATACTTACGAGTGTTTGCCGCGTTTTCCGCAGCATGGTCTTTAAAATATTGTTTTCGTCTTGCCCTGTAACGATCGTAATTTTCCGCTTTCCATTTCACATTATAGGCTTGCCGCGCTTCACGGTTCTCCGCCCTATATTGTTTGTTATACAAAGCAATTTGCGTTTTATTTTTTTCGCGATATTTTTTGCCACCTTCGCGATATTTTTCAGAGTTTTTTTCTCTCCAGATCACTTTCATCGCTTTAGACCTTTTTTGGTGACACTCAAAGCAATCCCCCGTCGAAACAAACTTTTTTGTCGTTCCACATTTTCTACATTCATTTCCATAAAAATGTGTTTTCCCCGCCGCTTTAGCTTTTCCGCGAGCCGTTTGAAGAGACGGGTTCTTTTTAGCTTCTGTTTGGCAAATCACACACCCCGCTCCAGAAACTCGACGTTCTGCCACATGACCGTTAGCGCAAGGTTTACCATTAAAATACCTATCTAAACCAAGTGCTTTGGCTTCTTCTCTTTTTAAGATTTTACGGCCGTACTTTTTTTCTAAAGCTTTACGGGTTTCTTC